AAGCCAAGCGCAACGTCGACAAGTTCGTGTGGAGCACAGCCGCCTCCAACGTCGACCTCAAGGCCCGGAACCTGCCCATCGCCGACAACCTCGACCCGTCCTTCAAGGCCATCCTGACCTCCTGGAAGAAACACCAGCCCGAGGCCGAAAAAAAGGCTTGACAAACTGACCGACCATATGTAAAGTACCCATTCGGTTTGCGGCACACCGATTTGCCAAGTGCCGCAGTTCTACCCTCAACCTACCAAGGAGCCTCAAATGTCAGCATTTAACCCAGATACCTTCCTCAACACCGAGACCGATTCTGCTTCCGCCACCGCTTACACCCCCTGCCCTGAAGGCGAGATGACCGCCGCTATCAAGGCCATCAAACCTCGCGTTCTCACCGACGGTCGTGCAGTTCTTGACGTCACCTGGACTGTCGATGACGAGACCGCTCGCCAAGAAACTGGCATGGCCGAACCGTCTGTCCGTCAGACCATCTGGCTTGACACCACCGAGTCCGGCGGCCTGGACTTCGGCAAGGGCAAGAACGTTGGCCTCGGCCGCCTCCGCGACGCCGTTGGCCAGAACACCGCCGGTAAGCCCTGGGCTCCGGGCATGCTGGTTGGCCAAGTTGCCAAGGTCAAGGTCTCTCACAGTATCGACAAGCGCGATGGCATCACCATCAACGCTGAAGTCAAGGCTGTCCTGCCCCTCTAGGCCGTAAGTGTCCCTCCTCCGCGTAGGTGATTGTCTCCACCTACTGCGGTTCTTTCGGGGAGAGGGTTTCGGCCTTCTCCCCTTTTTTTCTGGAGTTCCCATGTTTAGTCAAAAAACCTCAGACGAAGGGCTGCAAGTCCGCCTTCAAAAAGCCTTCGGGACGGAGCCGGTAGATGCCCCGTCCTCCCCACTCGCCCTCCAGGTGAACGGCGACCACTATCGTTCCTTTACTATCCAGCCCGTCGAGTTCCTCGAGCGGAACCAGATCCCCTTCCTCGAAGGTTGCATCATCAAGCGGATGTGCCGCCACGGAGACAAGGATGGCATCGACGACCTCCGCAAGGCCATCCACGAGATCCAGCTCCTCGCCCACTTACGCTACGGAGTCACGCTATGAAAACCATCCCCCTTTCCTCCCTTGTAATTCCGGAGAACCGCCAGCGGCGCACATTCGATGAAAAAAAGCTCCAAGAACTCGCCGAGTCCATCATGTCAAAAGGGCTATTTCATCCCCCTGTCGTACACTTCGACGGGGAGATTTATACTCTTATCGCAGGCGAGCGGCGGACTCGCGCCATCACCTCCCTCGCCTCCATCTCCGTCGGAGTCTCCTGCGGAGGAACCAGCTTCCCCCCCGGGACTCTCCCCATCACCCTCCTCGCTGACCTTGACCCCTACTCCCGCCGGGAGGCTGAGCTCGAAGAAAACACAGTCCGGGATGACCTGACCTGGGCCGACAAAGCCCGCGCGATTTCCGAACTCGACGCCCTTCGCAAAGAGCAGGCGGCGGACAACGGCCTCTACCACTCCTTCCGCGATACAGCCTCCGAGATCATCGGCCAGGTCGCCCAAGGCGCCGAGATTACCAAGGTCACCGACGCTGTTATCGTAACCAAGTACCTTGACGATCCGGAGGTCGCAAATGCTAAAACCCAGAAAGAAGCCCTCAAAGTTATCAAGAAAAAGGCTGAGGCAGCCCATCGAGAAGTCCTTGCGGCAAACTTCGATATGGCTAAAACGCCACACACGCTGGCCCTTGCCAGTGCGTTTGAATATGCTAAAGACCTACCGACAGGCGCTTTTGACGTTATCTTAACCGACCCCCCTTATGGCATCAACGCTGATGGTTTTGGCTCTATGGCAGGTACTGAACACGCCTATGAGGACTCCCCCGATTACGGACTCGACTGTTACAAGCTCGTGGCATATGAAGGCTTCCGCGTGGCAAAAGACAAGGCCCACTGCTACGTCTTTCTCGACCCCCGCTTCTGGAACGCCGTCAGCCTCGAGTTCGCTATCGCCGGCTGGAATGTGTGGCCTACCCCACTCATCTGGAATAAAGGAAATGGTATGTTGCCTAAGCCAGAGCATGGGCCTCGCCGTACTTACGAGATGGTGCTCTTCGCCACCAAAGGGGAACGGAAAGTCCTCAAGGTAGGCGCGGACGTTATCACCTGCCCGCTCGTCCAAGAACGCGATCACGGAGCCCAGAAGCCCGTTCTGCTTTATTCCGAGCTGCTCTCCCGCTCCGCCCTTCCCGGCAACACCGTCCTCGACCTCTTCGCCGGCTCCGGCACTATTTTCCCCGCCGCTAACAAGGCCAAGGTCATCGCCACCGCCTGCGAAATCCACAAGCCCTACTACGAGCTTGCGCTTTCCCGCATCAACTCCTCCGACGACATTTCCGAGTTACTCCCAAAGGAGCTCCTCCTATGACCCTTGCCCCCGTACCACAAGTAGGGGGCTCCGGCCCTCTCACCGCTTCCATCGCCGTCGTTGTCGAGTGCGCTACCGCCGACGACATATGGAAGGGGTTTGCACTCGCCGGCTCCACTGGCGACTTCTTCAACAAGCTCCTGCATGAAGCGGGTATCCTCCGCTCCGAAGTCTTTGTCATCCCCGTCCTCCGCTCCCGCACCCTCGACCCATCACTCCTCTACACCACCACCAAGTCGAAAGCTCAAAAACTCGCCCTCTCTTCCGTCATGGGAAATGTCTGGGTTCATCCATCCCTCCCCTCTACCATCGCCACCCTCCACGAGACCCTGGAAACCCTCCCGAACCTTAAGGTCTGCATCGCCCTCGGCGACCTCTCCATGTTCGCCCTGACCGGCCAGTACGGTTCCGTCGATACCTGGCGCGGCTCCATCCTCGACGCCAGCCATGGCCAGTACCAAGTCATCCCGACCTACCCCCCAGCCGCCCTGTACAAGCAGTGGGCAGTCAAGGGCTTCTGCGTCCGGGACTTGCAAAGGGCTAAGGATCTCGCCTCTCGCCCCGAGCTATACCAGTTCCCCGCCTACCAGTTCCGTATCCGCCCCACCTTTTCCCAGACTACTGGAATCCTCCTGATGCTTCTCGGCGAGGTGGCTGGCGGCCGCACCCTCAAGCTCTCCGTCGACATAGAGACAATCGCCCGGCGGATCAGCTGTATCGGCTTCGCTTGGAACGTACGAGAAGCCCTCTGCATCCCCTTCATGACTCTCGACGGGCACTACTGGAGCGAGGAGGAAGAGATCGAGATTTGCTTCCTCATGAAGGAGCTTTTAACCCACCCGCTCGTCGAGGTGATCGGCCAGAACTTCAACTACGATAACCAGTACTTCGCAAGGTATCTTGGCTATCTCCCCAACCAGTCCTTCGACACGATGATCGCCCAGCACGTGCTTTTCCCCGGCATACCCAAGTCGCTCGATTTCCTTTCCTCCATGTACTGCCACTTCCACCGTTACTGGAAAGACGAGATCAACGACTACACCCGTCTCCCCGAGAACATGGAGCAATACTGGACATACAACTGCAAGGACGTCTGCGTCACCTACGAAATTGCTCTCGTCCTCGAAAACCTCCTCGACCATGTAGGCCGGCGCCAGCAGTACGACTTCATGCAGGCCACCGCGAGGTCCGCCCTCCGCACCATGCTCCTCGGAATGCGGATCGACCAGAAGTCGCGGAGCGAGATCGCCGGCCAGCTCATGTCCGCCATCATGGAGTACGAGACCCTTATCCAAGACATTGTCGGCTTCCCCCTCAACGTAGGCTCCCCCAAGCAGATGCAGGAGTTCTTTTATGGCGATCTTAAACTCCCCGTCCAGATTGACCGCAAGACAAAAAGGCCGACACTTAATGCCAAGGCGATGGCTGCCCTTGCTGAGAAGGAACCACTGCTCCGACCTCTTGTTGAGCTTATCGACAAGAAGAGGAGCCTCGGCGTCTTCCTCTCAACCTTCTGCCTGATGCCCCTGGATACCGACGGCCGTATGCGCTGTTCCTTCAACGTCTGCGGGACAGAGACGATGCGCTTCTCCTCCTCCGAGAATGCCTTCGGCACTGGCGGGAATCTACAAAACATACCTAAAGGAGATAAAGAATGAGCCTCGGTTCCAGCATCGCCCTCCCTAATGTGAGGAAGTTCTTCCAGCCGGACCCCGGCTATATTCTGTTCGACGTCGACCTTGCCGGCGCGGACGCCCAGATCGTAGCCTGGGAAGCCAACGACGAGCCCCTCAAAGCTGCCTTCCGAGCCCACGCGGCAGGGAAAGGCCCGAAAGTCCACTGCGTCAATGCACAGGCGATTTTCGGCTCTGCCGCTGGCCCAGACGGCACAACCGACCCGTACTACTCCCGCGCCAAGGCCGGCGTTCACCTCACCAACTACGGAGGCAAGGCCAAGACCTGCGCCGCCGCCCTTAGTATTTCCGTCCCCGCCGCTGAACACTTCCAGCGCACATGGTTCGAGCTCCACCCCGCGATCAAGGAATGGCATACCACAGTCGAGAACAGCCTCCGCTACTCCCGCAGCGTCCGCAACCCCTTCGGCTTCGTCCGCACCTACTTCGACCGCATCGACGACATGCTGCTCGGCCAGGCCCTCGCGTGGGTTCCGCAATCAGCCGTGGCTATCATCATCGACACCGCGTATAATCGGATCACCGCTTCCCTCCCTGACGTCCAGATCCTACTCCAAGTCCATGACTCCCTCGTCGGCCAATGCCCTATCCCCCTCTGGCCCATCCGCAAGCAGCAAATCCGTGAAGCACTCGAAGTCGTAGTACCCTACGCCGATCCCTTGATTGTCCCGACTGGCCTTGCCACCTCGACGAAGTCCTGGGGAGACGTAAAGAAAGAAGCCTGGGACAGATAAGAAACCTGGGGGAGTTAATGGGGAGAGTAATCCCCCTATTATCCTCCCCTTCAACTACGGACACTCACAATGCGCAACTCCCCTGACTGGATTAAGTCATTTGTCAATTTCGCCTCCCTTGGAGAGGCCCCCTTGCCCTTCTACTTCTGGACAGGGATCTCCACAATCGCCGGAGCCCTCCGCCGCAGGGTCTGGATCGACATGAAGCAGTTCCAATGGGTCTGCAACCAGTACATCATACTCGTAGCCCCGCCAGGAATCGTAAGTAAAAGTACCACCGCAGCTGTCGGCATGAACCTGCTCAAGGAAGTCCCAGGGATTAACTTCGGCCCAGACGTGGTAACCTGGCAGAAGCTCGTGGAAGATATGGGCAAGGCTAACGAAATGGTGTATTGGCCTGAGAAGGAAATCTACCTCCCCATGTCCTGCGTCACCATATCCTCCAGCGAGTTCGGCAACCTGCTCGACCCGTCCAACCGCGAGATGGTCGACGTCCTCGTAAGCCTCTGGGACGGCCAGCCCGGCGCCTTCAAGAAAGGTACCAAGACCTCCGGCAACGACCAAGTCGAGAACCCGTGGATCAACATAATCGCCTGTACCACCCCCGCCTGGATCAGTGGGAATTTCCCCGACTACATGATCGGTGGCGGCTTCACCTCCCGCTGCCTCTTCGTCTACGCTGAGAAGAAACGCAAGCTGGTCGCGTACCCTGCCGACCATGCCCCCGCCGACTACGCCGAGCAGCGCACCGCCCTGATCCAGGATCTCGAGCGCATCTCCACCCTTGTCGGGGAATACACCCTTACGACCGAGGCCAAGACCTGGGGCGCCCAGTGGTACGAGGAACACTACGAGACCAAGCACCCGCACCTCAACTCCGAGCAGTTCGGCGGCTACCTCGCCCGGAAGCAAGCCCATATCCACAAGCTCGCCATGATACTTACGGCTGCCAAGTCCGACCACCTTGTCATCGAGCAGGAGACCCTCCTCCTCGCCGCCTCTTTGGTGAATGCCCTTGAGGAATCCATGCCGAAGGTGTTTGGCAAGATCGGCCTGAACCCCAAGACCAAAGCCCTTTCCGACCTCGCTGACATCATCGCCGCATCTGGCCCGATGACCCAGCAGGAACTCTACCGCCGGCTCTCCCGTCAGGTCACCTGGCAGGAGTTCACCCCGCTCTTGCAGTCCGCTGCCGAAGCCGGCTTCATCCGCCTTACCCAGCAGGGTTCCACCCACATCGTCTCGGCCGGTTCACACACTCAGCAATAAGGGGGATTTCTCCCCCTTTTTTGCTTAGTACGTATCCCCCACTTCCTGGGCTACGCCCCTGTACTTCTTCTGCGTAGTCCCGTACTTCTCCCCTGCCGCCACCTGTTTCTTATGGCTCCGGATACTCTCATTCCGATCCTTAGGCGTGATCCGTAACTTCCTATCCGGCACGTTCTTCGAGAATTCATCCTGCGCCTTCACCACCTCCGTGCGCAGCTTTTCATCCCCGCTCCTCACCGCTTGCCAGTACCGATCCATCAGATCGCTCCTCCTCCCCTGCCAGTAGTAAACCTCACTCTGCACGGCAAA